CACCCCTGATCCCCCTACAAACGCCCCTACACCACCTTAAAACGCCACCTAGATCCACTCATTCGTCTTAGTGATCCCCATCGGTGCAGCAATAACCGGTTCCCAGCGAGGAGGCTCAAACAGGGCAAGGAGGACAGCCTCAGCCCGGTCAGGGGAACCGATGCCCCGCTTCGACATGTCAGCCTTCGACTCGATCAACAATTTCCCAGACGAGTTCGACCGATAGGACGGGGCAGCAAGTTGCATCATCGTTGAATGATCAATGTCCAAAGCAAGATCCTGATACCCCTCCTCATCCGGCTGCAAAGCCTCCCGGCCAGTCCACCACATTTCAGCCCTCTGATTAGCAAACCTTTCCCGGTCATACGCAGCCTGCGCGACATTCACGGCAACGATCACCGCGTCATGCCTGCCCTCGTTCCCCCAATCTTCCAGCAGTCCAGCAACACCCCACCCGATTCCGATAGCGTCAATCTTCACCCGAACCTTGTCCGTTGTTCCTTGCTTCTCATGAATCTTCTGAGCCGCCTGAATCGCTTCTAGAACTCTCCCTGCAACTTCAACAGGTGACTTGTTTCCACGGGACGTATGAACAATCGAAGCAGTCTGACCATGAAGCCTTGCGATAACGAACTCGTCCCCACCATCAGCAGCAACGTCCACCCCTAACTTGATTATGCCAACGTCAGACTCCAGCGCCATAGACGATTCGATCCAGTCAATCGGGATAACGGCACTCTCTGAAGTGCGAGGGAACCGGGCGTAAACACGAGCCTGAACAAACGGGGAGTCTTCACCAAACGCCCGAACAACATCATCGACCCACTCCTGATCCACAAGATTCTTCGCCCACGAACCAACCTGCTCCCCCGTGAAGTTCGGTGTGTCGAAAGCAGGAATCGGGATCACGTTGTACAAATCAGAATTGCATGACCGCTCGAACCATGACCCCATGTTGTTAGTCGGGGGGTTCCCCAAAAGCAGGAGCCTCGTATGCCCACCCGTCATTAAGGCTTCCAGCGCCTGACCGATTGTGTTTGAGATACCGCCAGCCTCATCCACCACGATCAAAAGATTCTCTGAGTGAATACCCTGAACCGCTGACTCATTATGTTCGGCAGGAGAGAAACCGTCAGCAACAATCTGCCCATCGATCTTCCACTCCGTAGTGAACACTTCACCCGGAAGATGATGTTTATTAGCCAAGGATCGAATATGTGACCAGAGGATTCCCTTGACTTGACGGAACGTTGTTGCAGTAGTCACTACACGAACAGATCCCGGAGGGTGACTAACTACCCACCATGCGATAGCACGAGCCGCGATATGAGATTTCCCCGGAGCGTGGCAAGCAGGGACAGCAGTACGTTTATTGTCCCGAACCGATTCAAGGATCTCGACCTGTTTCGACCAAACATCCTCATGCAAAACATCCGTCACAAACCCAATCGGGTTATTCCGGAAACGGGAATACTCACCCTCCCCACGAACCTGCTCATCCAACACGGCGAGTTCTTCAGGAGACAACTGCTCCAAAATACTTATCCGAACAGCATCCGGAAGGTCAGGCAGTATCCGCAGCGACTCCATCATCTACCTTCTTACTGTCAGCCGTAGCCGCATCAATCAGATTACGAATCTTCGCATCCACATCATCCACACTAACAGTCACAATCGGTGCGCCATCCGCCCCCGTAATCTCAGTACGGTTCGACCACTTCTTATTCCTTCGCTCAAGGAACCAAGCGGCAGCCTGCCAAGTTCCAGAGTTAGCAGCCCTCTGTATTACAGCGAGAGCGGCGTGTTGTCCCAGTAGTTCTGACTCTTTTATAGTCTCCGATAATTTTTTGATTTGTTCTTCTTCGGGGTTTAGTTTCTCTCCGTTGTCTGTGCGGCGTTGAAGTTGGTAGCCTTCACGGAGCCAACGGTAGTAGGAGTCTTGGCTTATCCCTGAGTATTCGCAGGCGTCATCTACGAAGTCTCCGTGGCGTAAGGCTTCCAGAAGTCTTTTAACTTTAGGATGTTCAAGGGTCATTCGTTTCGGGCCTTTACGTTCCGCCACTTACTTTGCCTCCGTAATAGTAGGGGGGTGTTTTATTATTGTATCTGTTTTTTGTGTTTACCGGAAATTATTTTTGGTACGGTGTGATTCCAAGAGATCATATGATGGTAGCGTCTGTGGAGATTACCCATTGTTCCTATCGTGACAGAGGATGGGTGCATCATTACGGTATAGAAGGATTTAACGTAGGTTCCAGCGTCTATATACATTTCCGTTAATCCTCCTTCGTTTGATTGTGTAGGAAGTTGGCAGAGTTGTATGTGCATTATGGTAAAGAAGAGTTCGCCTCGTGAACCTTTAACAACGTAGGTGTTTACGTCATCGTTCATTCTTCCAATGAACTGTACGGGGCGGTCAGTGCGTAACACGAATGAGTTCATTACTTTACGGGTTAAGCCTTTGTAATAGTTATCTCCATGGATACCACCAATATGATCGCCTCCTTGCGACATGGCTACGGAAGACGCGCCTGTGTCTTCGAGAAGGTTCACCATATGTTCGAAGATTTTATCGAGGTAGCGGATTTGTTTACTTCCCAGTTTCCCTTTCCATGGGAACCGATACATGAAGGATGTGTAATCGTCATCCAGTTCAATAAAATGGGTAAGGTTTAACTCTTCAGCGATCCGGTATGCGGCGTTTCTCGCGTAGATAACGCTGGCATGATCTTCTCGGGAATCGCCTATATCGAACGTGTCTGCTATCTCATTTTTGTCAAACAAAATCACGTTTCCTGCACCGAAAGTTTCACGATACTCGTCAGCGGTTGTGTCTTGCGTGTCAAGGATTATGTATATCTTGCCTGTGTATCCATGCCTGCGTAGCGACTTCCATGTGTGTACACGGTCGGGTCTGCCGTGGGAAAGAATCAGAGCAGCGAAGTTATTCATCGCCTGTTTCCATGTTTTTTATGTCTTTAATCGTGGCAGCGAACTTAACGTACCCTTCTCGTATCGCATCATCAATATCGATAATGACAAGGGCGGATCGTTCCATTAACGCCTGTATTTCGGGAGAAACATGGGGATAAAACTCAGCGATCTTCTGGTAATTAAAAACCGTGTGCCTATTTGCAGCCTTCACGAGGAAATCTTTAACGTCCTTTGGCATATCAGCGGCTTTAATCTCAGAAGCCAGATCCATTGTTTTTGACTCGTCAAATAATTCAGATACCGCAGGCTGCTCCCCAACGATCTCGTACTGTGGAATGTTCACCGTAGCGGTGTAGGGATTATCAGCCTCACCGGGATCTGTGGGCGGTTCCAAGGATTCGAAACCCCAGTCACCGATGTTGTAACCCACGGCATCTAATTCGATTAACTGTTCAGCCAAAACACTGTCATCCCATTCAGCGAGTTCAGCCGTCCGGTTATCCGCAAGAGCGAACGCCCTCGCTTGATCATGGCTCCAGTCAGACGGGACACGAGTAATCTCAACCTTCTCCCATCCAAGAGATTTTGCTGCTTCAATAGTTCCGTTCCCAGCAATCACAATGTTGTCCCACACTACGAGAGGTTTACGCTGCCCGAACGTAGTGAGACTCCCTGCTATCGCTTCAATGTTTTTCTGTGAATGGGTACGGGCGTTCTCAGGATCCATCGTCAGCGACTTAATCGGAACGGTTTCAAGTTTCATTCCTTAACACCTGACTCCGTGATTCGTTTCACCGTGTTGGGTGAGATCCCTGTTTCTAGCGCGATCCCGTACATGCTCCAGCCCTGCGCCAGCATGGACAGGACACGGTTACGGCGGTCGGTAGAAAGTTTCTTGTTACGTTCAATGTTTTTAACAATCGTTTCGTTAATGTCTTTAATAATGTCTAGTTCGATTCTTTCTGAATCGTTTGCTTTCCGTAATGGTCTAGGCATTTCTTTCCCCTTCAATCGTTAGTGTTAATTGGTCTGCCCCCCGAATTGGTGGCATGAAAGTTATCATCCGAACATATTCCCCTGAATCGTCTGGGACTATCCCTGCATCAACTAGCCCATCGATCGCCGCCTTCACCGAAGGATTGCAAGCAGCCGTGTCCTGAAGCCTTCCCAGTTTCTGTGACGGTTGAGCAGTGACGTTGATCCATTTCATTGTAGGGATCTTTTCTTTCCTTGCTAGTAGCGCGAAGACTTGCCGCCACTCTTTCGTGTGCGCTGCTCGCCCCCAACGGTTCCCCGCCCTCTCCGCGTTCGTTGTGATTGGTTTCTTCACATGAGTGAGGACGTATTTCATGCCGTGACTCTAGCATGTTTGCACCCCTCCTTCATCATCTAACAACACCGTGCCGTAATGCAGAACCACAGGGACTGTCGTGGGGTCATCGTTACGGTGAAGCAGAAGCCCATCGGCGTAACCGACAGTCCGATTCACTTCAACCCACCCGTGACATCCCTCCGTTCCACTACCACAAAGGAGCAAGAGATTCGCCGGAGAGTGAATCATTTTGTTCCTCGTCCCCCCCATGCCCCGTGGCTTCCTGTGATGGATTGACCAGCGCAGACTCGAACCTGTCCCGCACTTCTCGCACATCCACCCGCTGCGAGCGTGAACCTGCTCTACTGATTGCGCGGGAATTGCCATAATGCTCCTCCATGTAATGCTTGTGGAAATCGTTTGCGTTCCCTGTTTTCTTTTTCTGGCAAATGTTGCAAGTCCATTTCATATTCTCCCCACGTTAGTAATCACATTACCCTCCGCAAGTCTTTATCCCAGTCAAGGAAAACCACTAAATCCAGATCACATTCCAGTCCCCTGAAGTTTCTTCGTACAGGTGGGGGAAGTGGTTCAGGGTTCCTAATTTTCATCGGATCACAGATCAATAATGGCCCTTCAGCGTTCTCGAAAGCGAACACCACGAAGGTTGTTATATTCATCAAAGAAGATAAGGCTTGTAATTCGATTAACTTTTTATGCTTAAGCATTAGCCCACCGTATGACTTTATTTGTTCTAGTGTTTCCTTCCTAGTCTTAACTTCAATCAGGCCAGTAGCGTTCCCTTCTTTAATGAGAACAAAATCAACGGCAGACATTGACGGCAATCGTCCCGCATAAGTTCCGTCAGTAGCAATCGTTAAAAGACGTTCCATTGTTCTCGCCTCAAGAATCATGTCGTTTGAGGTTTCTAATCTCACTCCCATTTCACGGCTTCTTGATTTGCTCTTTGAACCATGCAGGCATCGGCATTCCCGGTTCACTTGATAAAGCCGGTTGATCCATGATGCTTCGCCGGTAACTTTTCCAAGCAGTCACAAGGTGAGCAGGCATGAGCATTTCTGTGGACGAGGCGTAATGCTTATTCACGAATTGGCGAGCGAAATCAACATCCATTAAGGGTGCTTCCTGATTCAACAGGTCAGCCCACGCCTCAATCCGAACATCATCAATTCCCTGTCTCTGGTCATGCCCGTTCGCTAGTACGAGGATCACGGCGATTTCTGCTTGCCTCATTCGATCTCCTTCAAGTCCCTGAGTGCGGCACGTTCAATAACGCTTAGCACTTCAGCCGTTTTCTGTCCCGACCTGTTATCCCTGCCCGGTAATGATCCGTCTAGCCAGCGTTCCCCGTTCAGCCAAGTAGCGGCGTGAGCAGTAAAAGAAGGATCACGGTTTGGATCATTAGTGTAGCGCAACGCCCCCGCAATTATAAGTTCTGGTGCAGCGACACGAACTGCTTTTATCCATGCTTTGCGAGCCGTTCCTTTTGCTTCTTTCCGTGGGTACGTTTTCCAAAACTCTTCAAATGATGAATCTGGTTCGACAGGTTTCCGCACAAGTTCTTTCTTGTGTGGTTCAGTTTGGTATGTATTAAGTTTGTATGCTTCCGTGTGCAACTTTCTTTCCCACCCCTGTAAAGAATCTTGGTAGGGGGTGGTAGAAGATTCTTTACTACCCCCTAAATTATTTAATAGGTTCCATCGAACTAAATACAGGTTCGAAGTCTGATCTCCGTTATTACTTATTCGACCTTCAACTTCAATTGCACCAACATCAATAAGGCATTTCTTAGCAGCATCCAGCGTTGGCATAGATACAGCCATTGCTTCTGCCAGTCTTCTGCGTGACGGGAAGGCATAACCTTTCCCCATAGCGAAAGATCTGAGGATCAAATAAAGCCGGATCCCGTTAGCAGTCACCTCTGAATTAAAAAGAATCCAATGAGGAATCTGTTCAAACGCCCCCTGTTCAATCTCAAGGCCATCCTGATCTGTTTCTTCACTCATTCCTGCTCCCTCACATTCAATCGAATTAAACCCCTCTAGGATCCCCGTAGCCCCGTGATATCAGATTACATCGGAGCCACGGGAAAACGCCCCTACTATGCCCCTATGCGCTTCTTAGCGGCAGCATAAGCCCCACGAAGCAACTCCTTCTCCACACTAGACAATTCCAGACTCGGAATCTTCTGCGCGACTTCAGCCAGCCCATCAGGATCAGCGACCCCCTCAAACATTTCAAGCAGCCCCATCACCTTGTCCGAATCAGCATGCTCCTGCCCAATCATTTCCCCGACCACCGCCTGAGTAGATCCGTTCATGTACAGGGAAAGACCGAACTGATCCCCAAGGTTAATCGCGCAACGCTTGAACGCTTGAGATTCAGCAGTCTTAATCGCCTGATCGTGAGCATCAGCAAGAGTCGGATTCGTGGCATCACCTGCTGCCCACTCCGTATACGAAGCCGTGTCACCAAACATTTCACCAATGCGCAAAACACATTGCGCCCGATAGATCACATTCCAGCGAGCCTTCCCATCCCTGCCATTAACCTCACGCTCCGACACCAACTGCATTTGTTGAACGTCCGAACTCCATGAACCAATACCGAAAATCTGATTCATCTTCCTGCGAATATCCCACGCCTCAACGTGAGCGAACCCCTTCCCATCCTTACTCACCCTAGAAGGGTTAATCGGCTTCAATAATTCGGTTACTTGCTCGCTAGTTAGATTCATCATCCATCCCCTCAAAATCCATCGCCCCAAGGTCGGGAACGATTGTTGTTGTTATTTTCTCCGGTTGCGATTGCGCCCCCGGTATTACTTCCCCTGTTGCTACATCAATCACATTACCCTGATCAATGATCGTGGTGGACTTTATAGCATCCATGTTCGGCGTGTAGGTGACTCGCAGAAGATCATCCCGCTTCGCTTCTACTGCCCACTGAACGAACGTGGACTTATCAACAATAACCCCTGCCGCTTGCGCCCGTGTTTTGATAACCCCATCTGGCAGGTCAATAGACTTCCTTCCCTGCGCTCGTTGACCTACCGCGTACGCTTCCAGATGAGCAGCAAAGAACTCCATCTCCGAACACACTGAAGCGTTCACTCTGGTAACCCAATCGTTGATCCGATTAACTTCAGACGCGGCAAGGATCTTGTTTGAATCTTCCTGCTGTGCAAGCCTGCGATATTTCCGCATAGCCCACGCAGCCTTCTCCGCAGTATCAACACGGAACCCTTCATTCAGTTCTGACATTCCAGTCTCCATTCTCTTTCGCCAGCAGCAACGTAAACGATTACGCGATCTTCAGAATCTTTGCAATGACTCAAAGGACATGACGCGACCTCAAACAGAATCCGGTCGTCTAGACGTTTCACTAGACTAAGCAGATTCTTTAATTCTTTTGCTTGCATTCTTTCCCCTCCTTCTGTTTAGTTTCCCCCGCACGTTAATGCGAGGGACTGACATTTATTAAGCAGCGTTCTCAAAGCAGGAAGCGCGGTAAGCGACCTCGCCAATGTTCTCCGCGTACACTCCCTCGAAAGTTTCCTTGACTGTTACTTTGCCAGCGCGAAGAGTTATCCGATTCACTGTGTAGTCATCAGCGCCAGTTAAAGTTATCGCTACCCAATAACCTTTAGCCACGGGCAGGAACACGGTTGAATTAAATACTTCATAACGACCGCCAGAGATTGCGAGCCAGTTCATGCGCCCGATCTGCTCCAGTAGTGTTCGGGAGTTAATAACCCCGCCCTTGTGATCTTCGTCGAATTGCTTGAGTGCGATTATGTTCTTGAGATTCATGCCGACACCTTCTTAGCGCATGGGCTGATCTTTGTCAGGCAGCCATCGTTGTTCTCTTCAAAACTCTTGGCTACCCATTGAGCATCCCCACCTAAGTAGACATGAGAGTAAACCATGTACTTCTTGCCTGACAGATGCTTGCAGCCTTTTGCATGAACTTCGTACATGGTCGTGTTTTCGTTGAATGCTATTTGCATTTCTGTGAACATTTTCTTGCCCCTCTCATGAGCGCCCCTTGCCCTCATGTCTGAAGTGTAGCATGCCTCCCCCGTGGCATGTCAATAGGGGGTCAGTAAAAGGGGCGATCCCCCTAAAGTGAGGGGTACTCTAGGGGGATCTGAGGGAGCAAGGCTCTACCCTGCAACTATTCTACCGACACTCTCGCCGATGCCGCGACAACGCGCTACGAGACACAGACAAACCAGCCTGCTTCAAAACATCCACAATCATTTGCGAAGATAAATCTACGTTGTCAAACGCTTCAAAAAGCGCAACACGATCATCACCTTCTAACGATTCAACAATCGCGCAAGTCTTACACGAAGGAGTGCGAATCATAGAAGCCTCAAACAACGAACGCAGACTCAACGAACCGTCCCATTAAGACGCAACTTCATATCCTTACGAACCCGCATCAAATCACGAGTCGTAATTCCCTTCGCAATCGCGAAGTGCATCGGATCATTACCAGCCTTCGTTTTATGTGTTGGGCCTTTATAGATAACACCCGGCGCGATAGAAGAAGCACCCCACAAGAAAACATACCTGCCATCCTTCGTCCGATACTCCTCCAGAATCCTAGAAATCTTTCGCGCTTTTGTAGCAGGCATTTTAGACGGCCAAGTGTGCGCCCCGATACCATCACTCCAACAATCAATCGCATAACCAGAATGATCCGAAACAGCAGCACCCATGCGAATAGCGCGATAGTTGTAACTCCAAGTATTCCGTTTCGACAACGGCTTAACTTCCTCATCCAACCTCGCAGCAAGATGAAGGAACAACGGCAAACAAGAACGCCGCGTCCGTAAACTAATCCTCGTCCCCGGAATCACCCTCGCAGCGAGCAACGATGAACTCCACGACTTAATAGCCTGATGACCTGAAACAGTTTTCGTCATGACAATTCTCCTTCCGGCTCCATAACAGGAGCATCCGTCAAATCAGGTTTCTTGCCCACCAAAGACGGATCCGAATGATCACCAATCTCAGCCGACACAATCGAAGTCGCGTAACTCAAAAGACCAGCACCAACAGACACACCAAGAATGGTCATCCAATCAGCAGACAGCGCATCAAACACACCGACCGCAGCAGACATAGCAAGGAAAGTTTGCGCCACAGTTTTCAACGCACGTTCACTCGCAAGAATCCAAAACGATTTATTGAACATCTTCATCCTCCATTAAGGGTATTTCCCCATCGTCTTCAGCATACCGTCTTTCACGCTCCGGCTTGAACAGGCGCACATCCTCATACGCAGCCCCACCAATATAAGCAGCGACCACCGCCCCGATCAAACCAAACGATGCCAGCACGAGAGTCTCAGCCAGAGTCGTATCATCCCAGCGAATCATCACATAAACAATAACCGCCACCCCGAAAATTAGGGAACCGAACACGGCTCGCCTACGCATCTTCCACGAGGGAACCCCCTGCTTCACTTCAAATCCTCAACATCATCCTCTAGTAAAGCCACATCAGTTTCTAAACGTAATACAGCCGACTTCAGAACACTTATGTCTTTCACAACCCCATCCATTTTGATATGAAGATCAGTCAAA